CTACGCCCTAGTCCCTACGCCCTAGTCCCTACGCCCTAGTCCCTACGCCCTAGTCCCTACGCCCTAGTCCCTACGCCCTAGTCCCTACGCCCTAGTCCCTACGCCCTAGTCCCTACGCCCTAGTCCCTATGTGTCCGTTTTCTTGGGCGTCTGCTGCGCCAGCGCCTTGACTACTGCGTCGTCAATGGCCTGCTGCTGGCCGGCGGCGCTGCGTGATGCCTGCTGCGCCAGCGCCTCAGCGACGATGCCCTGCACGTCCGCTTCAGAATATCGCGCCGGCTGGGCGGCGGCGCTGGCTGGTGCAGGGGCGCGGTTGTCCGGGTTGTCCGGGTTGTCGATGTGGTCCGGGTGGCCCGGGTTGTTGCGGGGCGTGCCGTCAAAGTCCGGCACTTCCTCCAGGATGCCCTCGCGGATCTTGTCCTTGACGTAGGCGTTGGCGGAGACCTCGAACACGTCACGATCCCCCTTGCCCTGCGTGATCACGACGTCCGGCCCGTTCGGGTGGTTCGGGTCGTGGTCGGTGCAGATGGCCTGGGCGAAGGCGGCGGTCAGCGCGACGAAGATAGTTTTGACGGCCATGTGTTTTCTCCGGCCCTCCCCAATTGGGGAGGGCGTTAGGCGTTGAGGTTCAGTGTCCTGCAGGCGTCGGCGAGGATTTTGTCGTGCCCAACGACCTCGGAGATGACGATCTCGTTGAACTGGTGGGAGATCCACTTGTTCGTCTCGGTCATCGTGCCGCCAATCTCGTTGAGCTGCTCCAGGCCGAAACGCTTGTCCAGCCCGAACAGGATGCCGGGCGTCATGGACGGCAGGTAGATCATGCGGACGCGGTTGAACAGGCCCTGGGGCATCTCGATGCTGTTCTCCACGGGGCCGGGCCGCAGCAGGGTGAACACGTTCTGGGCGTTCAGGCCCGGCACGGTCATCACCAAGACCTTGATGATCTCGTTCTTGCCGCCGACGACCGTGGTCAGATCGTAGGGGTAGAACGAGAGCTGCCAGGCCAGCCACGCCGCGTAGGTGAGGTTGCCGGGCGTGGTGCTGGGGTCCAGGGCCGTCAGGTTTGAGTTGATGGCCGGGTTGCCGTTGCCGTCGCCGTTGATCCCGACGTCGATGGCGCTGCCCGCTTTGTCCAGGCCGGCCTGGAGCGCGATCTGGGAGACCAGGATGGAGAACAGGTCGATGCGGATGCGGCGCAGGGCCTCGTAAGTGATCTTCAGGCTCCGCCCGTACTTGAACAGGTTCGCGACCTGCTCCTTCTCCCTGATCGTCGTCGGCGGGATCTCGGCGCCCTGCGCGACGCGCGCCATCTGGCGGTACTGGACGTTGCCGGTGAACGGGCTGGGGATGTCGAGGTAAGGCATCCGCACGGCCGCGCCGTCCACGGGGGCGTAGTTCGCGATCAGCTCGTCCAGCACGTCGAGCTGCACCAGTGGGGCGCGCAGCGTGCGGTTGATGAATTCCGGGAACAGGATCGGGCTGAACGGCTGGTCGCTCGCGAAAAAGCGCTCCATCGTGTGGCAGTAGACGCCGGCCTTCTCGTCGCTCGCCGTGCGGATGTTACAGTGCCGCAGGAGCTCCTCATAGGGGTCCAGGCCGTCCTCGCTGCGGATATGGCCGTCGGCGTTCATTTTGAACGCGCCCGACTCCAGGGCGCGCTCCACGATCCAGGTGGAGAACGGCAGTTTCTCTTTCGCCGCCTCCTCATAGAGCCGCACGCCGCGCTCCGGGTGGGCGTCGAACGCGCGGAACGTGTCCAGGAAACCTTCAATCACTTCGACCATAACACGCTCCCTTTCTACAGCATCTCGACGATGCACGTCATGCCGACGGTGTCCACGAGCGCGACCGCGTTGTTGCCGGACGCGGCCTTGACGACCTGGCCCGCCCCGTTCACGGCGACGGGCTGGTTGACGACGGGGGCCGCGGCGTCGTTCGCCGGATAGCCGAGCGTCATGTAGCCCCGGTCCTGGATCGTCACGTTCAGGTCCGCCTCGACGGCTTTGAGTTTCCCGATTAAGGGGCTGCCGGTCGCGCCCAGCCCCACCTGGCCGCTGCCGACGAGCGTGACGGCCAGGCCGATCTGGGGCGAGTGGTTCGTGCCGTAGGTCGGCACCTGGCTGAAGGTGATCGTGCCGTCGCTCTTGTAGGTCGTGCCGTGGTAGTTCAGCTCGTCGTAAAACCTAATGTCACGCGGATTGGACATGATGCAGTCTCCTGATGATGCAGTCTCCTGGCCGCCGGGCGGCCGTTAAAGGCCGGGTGGCCTGTGTTGATTAACGGCCCGTTTTGAAGTGGCGAGCGGGTGGGGTTTTCCTGCCGGTTCCCTCCCCGCCCTCGAAGCCGTGGATGGGGACCGTCTGACGCCCGCCCGTTCCGACCGGCTTTCCGTCCTTGTCCAGCCCCGAAAGGCGCTGCCGGGCCTGTTTGTCCCAGTCGTCGTGCATGGCCTTGATGTCGGCGAGGGAGCGGGCCGGATCGGACAGGATCTTCTCGTAGACGGGCTTCGAGAAGTGCTCGCCCTGGGCACGCACGCCGGCATCCAGCGCGTCCTTGATCAGATCCGCGCGGTAGGCCCGGCCGTCCTCGCCGTCCGCCTTCATCTTGCGAGCGGCCTCCACGGTCTCGACGCCGGCCGCCCGGAACTGGGCCAGCAGTTCGGCGTTCTCGGAAGCGATCACGAACGACCTCTCCACAGCGGCTAGGACCGGCTCGACGTCGGTGCTATCGTCGGCCATCTCGCCGCGCGCCGTCTCCAAAGCCTTCCGCACGTCGCCTGGCAGCTTCGGGCCGCACCGCACGATCAGGGCGTCCACAATTTTCTTGGCGTTCATGTCGTCTCCCCCTTGCCCGCTGCGGGCGGCCTGGCTTTTCTGGGCGGCCTGGCTTTGCCCGCTGCGGGCCGTGTCATCCTCGTCGGTTTTCAAATCCTGCTTGGCTGGCAGGCTGTAGAACGTGCGGTCCCCGTGCAGCGCCATCCGGTAGTGCTCCTCCAGATAGCCGACTTCCCGCGCCCCGATCAGCTTCTCCGCGATGGCCCGCTCCGTCTTGTCCAGGGCGGAGCGGCTGAACATCGCCCCCGGCGTGGAGCCGGCGGCCACGCCGGAGAACTCCTGGAGACGCGCGCCCTTGACGGTGTAGGTGGCGATCTTGCCTTTCTCGGTCTTGTGACTGGTGCCGGGGATGTGCGGGCAGGCCGCATAGTCCTGGACGTCGCCCCCGCAGACGTCGCAGATGCTTTTGCCTCCGTAGAAACCGACACTCCCGTCCCGGACGGTGCCGCCGTCAATGGAGCGCATCATGTCGTCCGTGCCGAGCGAGGCATCGCCGTTCGGCCTCAGCCCCCGGAGCATATAGATGCCGGCCCTGGCCGACTTGCGCGCCGCCGCCCCGCCCCCGGCGCCGCTGCCCTCGTCGTAGGCACCCTCGTAGGTGTGCCCGAGCGGGAGTTCCCCGCCATAGCGCCCCATCCGGTGCGAGTTCATAAAGGGGACCCCGCCGGAGGCGTCCGAGGCGAAGTTTTTGAGCGTAGTCTCGTCCATGCGCGAGAAGTGGCTGTCCAGGGCGTCCGTGCTCATGACCGCCGGGAAGATGTGCAGGCCGTCCGCCGTCTGGGGCGTCCGTGCGTGCTTGCGGTTGATGACCTTGACGGCCCGGTCCAGCGCGGCGGCATGGTCGTCCTCCGTTATCGCCTCGAAGCGCGCGCCGACGAGCGTGTCGCCCTCGGCCATCGCCCCCACATAGCGTTCCAACGGCGTCTGCATTAGCGTGTGCCCTCCACCAACGGCGTCTGCATTAGCGTGTGCCCTCCACCAACGGCGTCTGCATTAGCGTGTGCCCTCCACCAACGGCGTCTGCATTAGCGTGTGCCCTCCACCGGGCCGGGCCGGGTCTCCGTGGCCGGCTCGGGCAGGGACTTGGCGGGCTGTAGCGCCTTGGCGGGCTGTAGCGCCTTCCTACCGGCTTCTGTCAGGGTCACGACCGTCTCGGTCGCCGGCAGCTCGCCTTTGACGATCCCCGCCGCCTTCTGCAAGTCCCTGGCCCCGGCACTGATACCGTGCAGGCAGGCGGCGCACACCAACGTCTTGATGCCGTCCCGCTCCTGCGTCATCACCGGTTGGTACTGGCGACAGCCGGGGCAGTGGACACGCCTCTTGTCGGCCGAAAAGTCAAAGCTCATCGTCTTCCTCCGTCCCACCGTCGCCGTCACCGTCAGGCGGCTCTACACTGAGTGGACATACGACAGACCGTGACGCGGCCGGGGCCTCCGCCGAGGGCGCTTGGACCGGCGGCACCACGCTCGAAAGGATGCCGGCGACGGGCGGGCCGACGGCGGCGCTGCCGGTCACCTCGATGCTGCTCTCGTCGTGGCTCTGGTAGCCGAGCGCCTCTTTGAGCGCCGCGTTGATGATCTCTTTGTTCTCGGCGTTCGCCACCAGCAGCCTGTTGGCCGTCTTGATGGCCGCGAACTCGCACGTCACCTGGCACTGCCGGCCCATGAGTTCGAGATACAGCTTGAAGAACGCGGCGTCCATGCCGGCGATGGCCTCCTGTGCGCTCGCAATGCCTTCCGCGAAGATCTCGAACTGGACGCTGCCGTGCGTCTCCGTCGTGCCCTCGTTCGAGGCCATGAGGATCGGCATCATTTTGAGGGCCTTGATGATGCGCCGCTCGATGGCCCGCGACAGCGGCGTCACCAGGCCCAGGATGTTGGTGCCCGACTTGGCCGACACGACATCCACGTCTATGCTGTCGAAGGCGATCAGGGCCTGATCCGGGTCCAGGCCGTTGAACATCGCCGTCACTTCGTCGAGGCGGCTGTCCAGCCAGGCCCCGTACTTCAGCGGGTCATTCTTGACAACGGCCGGGCACGTCTTCGCCAAGATCTCCTCAATTACCTTGATGAAGTATTTCGGGGTGCCGACGCCGTGGACGATCTTCTGGAGGTCGCAGAGGAACGCGACGTCGAAGAACACCTCGTTGATCACCGTGGCCGATGGGATGCGCCCGTAGGGGTCGTCAATGGTCGGGTCGCACGGCACATACTGGACCAGCTCGTCGTTGAGCATCCGGTAGCCGCCGGCCGCGCCCTTGGTTTCCTGCCCGGAGACGTTGGCCGCTTTCAATTGTCCTCCCCCGGCCCCTTGCACGCCCTGGAAGAGCTGCTGCTGGTACATCGCCAGGTCCTGCGTCGCGGCGTCGCGGTGGAACAGGATGGTGAACGGGTTGACCGGGAAGAGGTCCAGGACGTCCCGCAGATCGTCCGTCAGCGCAAGCTCCCCGCACGTCGCCCCGTACAGATACCAGGCGAGCACCTGCTGGACGTGGATGGCCTTGATCCCGCCCGCCTTCCGGTTCAGGCGCGGAACCAGGTTGTCGAGGAGCGCCTTGCCCTCGGGGTCATCCTGGCCGGCGAGGTCCTTGACGGTGTAGCTGAATCCCTTGGTGCCGAGCCGCAGGACGTTCCAGAGGGCGAGGCCGACGTCGGTATGGCTATCGGCCAGGATCTGCATCAGCATCCACGGCGCGAAGTCGTTGACGCGGTACTGGGACAGGTCCAGGCCAGACAGGAGCCGGCGCGGCACGAACGAGTACGGCATCCCGGCGAACGGGTTATAGTTCTGGGGCTGGGTCTGTCGCCCGCCCGCGCCCCCGCCCTTCAGGAGCGTCCGCTTCACGTCCGTCGGCTGCTGGGTTGGGTCTGCCATGCGTTAAATTTCGCGCCTCGTATAATCTTTTATCGTCTTCCCGGTGGCCTGCCGGCGGTTTTGTTCCAGCCACTTGCGCCCCGAATGACCGGGCGGGCGGAGCCAATGAACTCGTCGTCGTCGGTGATGGCGTCCACATGAGCCACGACGTAACGCGCGTCGTCAAGCCCGTGGTCGTTCTTCTTGACGGGTGCCTCGCCCTTCTTCTGGCCGTTGGACACGTCCCAGACGTAGCCGCCAATCTCTTCCTCGGTACAGGTCGGCTTCTTGGCCTCGACCAGATCCGGGTCGGCCTCGTACAGCGAGTCGCGCAGGAAAATGAGCCGGGGCTTACCGTCGCCGGCCACCTTCAGCCGGCTCGCGACGGCCTGAATGCCGGGCGAGACGTCCTTGTAGGCAGCCGTGGTGTTCAGCCCGACTTTGCGCTCCAGCGTTGCCCGGTCTTCGGCGTCATGGTCGCAGATGATCGCCACAGGCGGCGGGTCGCCCTCGGAGGCATGCTTGATGTCTTCGGCGTGGTCCTCGACCAGCCCGTGCGTGCGATAGATCTCGCGGTAGCGCAGCAGGCGCCCGTCCGGGTCCTGCGCCCACGCCTGCCAGACGAACGGGTTGGTATAGCCGAAGTCCACGCCCCAGTAGCGGGGCCAGTCCGCCGGGATGCCGTTCTGGAGGCCGTACCGGGGGTCGTCGCGGTTGATGAGATGAACGGCGGGATCGTAGCCGTCGTAGATCATGCCCTCGGCGGCCACCCATAAACCCTTGCGGAGCCGGAAAAAGCGCACGCCCGTCAGCGCGTCGAGTTTGGCGAGGTACTCATCCGTGACGGACGGGTTGTCCTCGTGCCGCGACTCGATCATGCGCGTCTGGCCGTTCTCGGCACGGCGCTTCAGCCAGTGGGTCGGGGCGTCGGGGTTCGTGTCGCCGAAGAGCTGCTGGTAGGGCATCACGCCGTTTCTGAGGCGGGTCGTACACGCCTCCCAGTCGTTCTCCTCCAGCTCGATGGCTTCCTGGACGTAGATCATGTCGTACTCGGTGGACATGACCTTCTGGGCCTTGTCCAGCCCGCCGACGATGATCTCCGAGCCGTTCGAATAGTGGTAGCCCTGGCGCATCCGGCGCTGGCTGCCGGCGCTGATCGCGCTGCCCTCGGGCAACACCTTGTCCTCGTAGGTGACCAGCGCCGCTTCGGTCAGGCTCTCGCGCGTCTTGCGGACGATCAGCCCGCGCATCCCCGCATACTTCAGGGCGCAGAGGTGCAGCTTTTCCAGGCAGGCTCGGCTCTTGCCGGTGCCGGCCGGACCCGACAGAACGACCTCGCTCTCGCGGGCGTACAGTACCTCCAGCGCGCCGCCGTAGGGGCGGTAGGCCCGGTTCGCGGTGGTGAGGTCGGCAGGAGTCCGAACAGAACTAGGAGTCCGAAGGGAACTAGAGACGGGGCTAGACGGCCTCCGTGTCGAATCCGACGTATGCCTTGATCTGCTCTCCGCCGCTGGTGATGTCAGCACGCTCTCTATATTTCTCCGGGCGGTTCGCCTTGAGGAGTACGATCAGCAGGGTGTCGCTGTACTCCCGGACCGTCGCCACCTGTTTACCCTGGTAAAAGACCGGCTTGACGCTGCCATCAGCCGCGCGGCGGCGCGCCTCCTCCTCGAGCAGATCGACGGCCTCTTCCTGGGCGGCAAGCATTGCCTTCTCAAATTCGGGGTCGCTTTCCCGGCGGGCGTAGACGGTGCTCCGGTCCACCCGCGTCGCCTTGGCCGCCTTCGTGATGTTGCCGCACTTGCGATAGGACGACAGGAACTTGTCAGGCCAGTTATCCGCCGCGTTCGGCTTACGCTCAGTCATGTTATCCTCGGCCATGTTATCCTCGGCCATGATGCGCCTCTTCACGCGCATGTGATCTCTTCACGCGCTTTTAAGCGTCGGAAACGTAGGAGGGGCAGCGCAATTTCAGTTGCCAATTGGGGACGCCACTGTCTCCAGGATATTGCGGTTGCGGGTGGTGACGTACTGCACGGGGACGACGCGGGTCTCCGTGACGAGGCAGGTCTCGCCCCCCAGCGCCTGCACCGGCAGGAACTCGTCGGCGTCGCCGGGGCGGCACTCACACGGGCCGTGGCTCAGTCCGAAGACGCGGGCGCAGGCGGCCACGATCTCGCGGTATTCTTTTCGCTGTCGTCGGGTCAAGGCAGTCTCCACGGGCAAAACAGAACCCCGTGACTCCAGTGACAGCATTGCCAACGAAATCACGGGGTTTAACGCCTCACGCACTGGGCGACCGAAATTGTGTCAAAAGTCTATAATCATCTTACAGTCTACAAAAGACGGTTGTCAAGGGGTTTTGGGCGCTTTGGTGATTTTGCTAGGGGTAAACCTGCGTCCTAAAAACCCCCAATGAAAAAATGTAAATAATCTTTTCTCTAGGGCTTGACAACCTGTACGTACAGGTGGTACACTGTATCCAGTTAGCAGAACAGTCTGAGGCCAGGAGAAAACAACATGAGAACCGAGACGGTCACAATTCAAGAATATCTTTGCTCTATCAAAGATAGCCCGACGATGACCCGCAAAATGGTGGATGGGTGTTTTGTTGATGTTGTGGCAGACGATCACAACTTCACCATCACCGCCAAATGCCCAGGCGGGGGCTACCTGAGCAACGTTTACAGCACATGGTCATCCCGCGCAGCCGCTCTCGCTCATGCCGAGAAGGTGATCACCCACTTGAAAGCGTCAGAAATCTCGCACCTGCCGACCCGCGCCGAGTATGAAGCCGCTTGTGCGCGGCAGGGATACACCCCGCTTTCAGATGCCGACATCGCCGCCTCTGCCTATAGCATGGAGTACGGAGACTATTCTATGCCTCACTACTCTGTAGAGCAGGCTGCGCCCATGATTTTGGCCCAAGCGCGATACCGGACGCTGAAAGCCGACATTGAGGCTGCGCCCAAAACAACCCAGGCTGACGCCCCCGTGTCCGCACTCACGGCCTGCCCAAACTGCGGCACTCTCGTTGCCGAGAAACTGCTGATGTACGCCTCGCTCGGCATGGCCTGTCCGAACTGCTACGACGAAATGGAGGAGTCGGAATGAGCCTCCGAAAATCCATCGCGAGCCACAACGACGGGCCGCCCCTGACAATGGGCGATGTCGATGTCAGGGAGAGCGAGATCGCCCGCGTCCTCTGGCTGCCACCGCCCCCGCACCGCTTTACGAGCAGGCAGGCGGTCGAGGATCGGCTTGAGGAGGATCGGCTTGAGGAGGATCGGCTTGAG